ATAACTTCCATATCATCTCTTAAAGTAGGAGACTGAGCTACATCTTGAACCATTTGCATTTGTTTAATATTCTCAAAAGCCATATTTATTCCCCATCTGATTAGAGGTATAATTACTTATATCTTTTTGAACATCAAAGTTATTTTTATTATTATAATTATACACTATTTTTTTTCCATTTGTAAATTGTTGAGGTATCTTCTGTTGTATAGAATATCGAGCAGGATCAACAACCCTTCCTTGATTATAATTACTAAAGAGAGTACTATTATTAACTATATCAAAATGTTCTTTCATACTATTCATTAATTTAAATCCTGCCAAGATGTTTCTGATCCAAGACTAACATATCCTTTAAACTTACCACTACTAGCTGAATATGCTATGTCACCCTTCTTCGGTCTACCTATACTTGTTATTGTTACGACTCTAAATATATTTGTTGATGGTGTATTCTGTGCTTCCAGATCTCTACTATCAAGTTCGTTTACCAGTATTGATCCCCATCTCTGTATCTGCTTATACATATCTATAAGGTCTTCATTACTCAGTCTCATTGGTAAGGTAGGATATCTTGCCATTATCTTCCCCCATCTCCCTGTAAAGCTAGTCGAATAGATCCCCACTTCCAACTTGCATTATTTGCTGCACAAGATACCCTTACCTTTGCTTGCCTTCCTCTGGCTCTAAGATCAACTTTCTGAGTTGTATTCGTTATATCAAATTCTTTTGTTATAGAGTTTGTACTTTCTGGATATTGTTTAGATATTAACTCTAACTTAATCTTACCTGTACTTAAATCAAAGTCAGGTATAATTTTATTCATAAACATAATTGCATTACCATCATCTACATCAAAGTCAGCAGACTCAATAAATGAAGTTAATGTTTCACCGTCTCCTGTAAATACTCCTGCTGGTTCATTGTTATATAAAAAGTTTCCTGTTGTTGTAGCACCAGTAGTTATAGTATTACCAAATATTTCTCTATCCTTGAAGGTTGTAAAGAAGGTATCACCATATACCCAATACCCTTCATCAGGAGAAAAGATTACATAGCTGTCACATTCTGTTGCATTATTGGAAACAAACAACCATATAATTTCTTTAAACTCTGAATTAATTCCTGCATATACTTTATCATAGTAGGATGTATTTAGTTTATCAAAAACAAATCTTCTTACTGTACAATCCAGTACTTCTACTTGTCCTGTATTTGCATAGAAGTTATCGTACCCCATCCAATATGTTACACCATTATAATCTATACCTGCATGTGGACCAATCAATCCACAGTTAGTTCCTGCCTGTTGAAACTTAAATGTAAATGGTGGACCAGCAAACTCCATTAACCATAGTGAATTATCTGTCCATATATTAATAGCATTCTTTGATCTTACACCACCTACAATACGAGTACCATCTGTTAATACTACCTCCCCTGCTGTAGAACTAACAGAAGGAACCCAATTAGTTCGACTGTTTTGATCAGACCATCGAACCAACATAGGATTAAATGTACCACTTACTGTAGCAGTAGGACTAAATTCATTAGCACCTAAAGCTATTACGTGTCTGTCATTGGGAGACACAATCACAGAATTAACACTAATAGGAGAGGTTGTAACAGTAGTAGCCCTTACAGGTGACGTTGAGGCTTGAGTAATAAAGTAGTAGATATTACTTCCTCTCCTATTTAGCAGTACATTTTCATCCCAATTATCCATACTCCATTGTGCAATATCAAGAGCAAGATCTGTAGCATCTGCTGAAGCTTCTGCATTCCAAGCTCTACCAGATCCACCTCCTCCTGTTTGTTTATAAACTAATGCAGTCATATTTAAACTAGATGTTACATCTCCACTGGCACTTGCATTAGCTGCTGCACTTATTATTACTTGTGTTCCATTTACAGATACGATTGTAAACTCTGGACCACCTGCTGCTGGTTTTGTTAAATTAAGATTACCACCTATTGTAGCAGCAACACTATCAATAGATGTATTTTGAAATACTATTAAATCATTAGCAACACCACCATGAGCAGAAGCACAAGATACGGTAACGAGTGCATTACCTGACGTTGACGATATTTTAGAAAGACCAATAGACGTTGGATCTGCTGCATTATAATCTGAAGCTCCATATCCTACCCCCTGACTAGCTACTGAAGTTCCTGTAGCAATATAATAGTTAAAGGTAGCAGATCCTGCCTGAGTAGAGGTAGCACCTGCATTTCCTGATATTGATATTGTAAATACATTTGTATCTACTATAGAGGTGATCTGATAAACATTCCCTGTTAAACTCACATCACTTCCAAATACGGCTGCCGATGTAAATAAAACGTAATCTCCTTTCTGTCTGCCATGTGAACCATCTGAACAACATACTCTTGTTGATCCAGCAGTTGTACCAAATACGTTAGCTAATGTTACAACAGTTGTTATAGGAGTTATATCTGTTATTTGATCTCCATCATGTTCATATACTTTTTCTGGAGTAGCAAATAAAGCTCTCTTCTTATTACTGTTATCTTTCCAAGCTATAAGATCTCTTGCTGAACCATCGAATGCTGTGCTTACTTTAGTAGCATAGCCTCTCATATTCTCTGGTCTTTCGGCACGAAAACGTACACGATTACCATCGAACCATTTACCTTCTTCAGCATATTGGGTTGTTTCTCTATTGAACCCTTGCTTGAAATCAAATTTAGCTAACTTGGCTGTCATTTATTATCTCTTAAAGTCTTTGACCATTATTGCATCTATTGTTGCAGCACTTCTTACATTATAGACAAGCATATCTATAGCACCACCAGTTGTCGTAGCAGCAGGTACAGAGCCACCGGGAAACTTAAATACTGTATTATAACTAAGTGTTCTATTTCCTGTACTATCTTGTACTACATAAATACTTCCTGTCTGTCCTGTTGTAGCATTACTAGGAGCAGCTAGTGTTCTATTACCACCAAGAGTTACAAGAAAGTTATTGCCTGTATTCATTGATACAGCAACTGAAGCTGCATCTGTAAGTGTAGTAATAAAAGATTTTACTGGTCCCGATACTGAAACTATACCATCTGTTCTTACTGTACTGGTAAATACAACAGAAGCTGTAAAATGTTTATCAGCTACAATCGTACTTGATACAGATGCAGGAACATATCTTATATCAGCAAGAGAAGTATCTGGTATCTCTGTAGCACATACTCCTACATTTCTAGAAGCTACTGTACCTTGTCCAGAAATTACAGAGAAACAAGATGTTCCATTTGTTAAATAATAACCATTACCACTACCTACTGTTACACCTGCATTACCTGCTACTCTAAGAACAATAGCATCAGTTGCTGTTGTATTAGCTGATACTACATTACGAATAGCATAAGCTTTTGGTGTATTAGGTACAAGAACAATAATAGAAGTATTAGCTCCTCCTACTGATCCTTTAAATTCTAGTATAGCAGATCTAGATTGATCTTGACTACCTTGATTTTCTGTTAGGGTTACGGTAGCAGCCGAACCTAGGGAAACAGTTGTATAAGAAGCCACAGCCTGATCTACAAGGCTAATAACATTATTTAGCACCTGACCCCAAGTATTAGGATTGTCACCGTCACCTTGTTTTGTTAGACGTAGATTTGTTGTATATGTACTAGCCATTGTGGACTCCTAATAATTTATTCCTTTTTCTTTTTCAATAATCATTCCCATACCTCCTGCAAAATATATACAAGATATTCCCGAAGCACTATGAACTATTACAGTAAAAGCACCTTCTTTATTTAAGTAAATATTTAATGCATTAACTTCATCAAGTATCCCTTGAAAAATAGTTTGCTTTGGTTCAAAAGTTTTATTTACATTTTCGGTAGCAGCACAATAGGTTGTTGTTACTACTTCCTGTATAAGCATATCTAATCTTGGTTTCTCTTTTGCCTTTACTATTGATGTAAAAATTAAACCTAAAATAAAAACTAAAATTAATGTGCTAATTATATAAAATTTCTTCATGATCCTAAACTAGGCCAATCATAAAGTATACCTGATTTTTTACCATCTATATCTACCTCTAGCCAAAGTTTAGCTATATCATCTATACTAGAGCAATCACTTATAGCAGTCTCCATCTCTGTAGCTTTAGTTCTTATAGCATCTCTCCATGTTTGTATATTGCTAGGAATAGCTGTACCTTTATCAGCCTTTCTAATAATATACCAATCTGTATCACTTAGTAAAGAACCTTGTTGATCTTTTACTGATTGTATAAGTTTAGATTTAAGACCTAATACTTTACTTTCTCCTGATCCACTGTCATCTAGTTCTCTAGCTTTTTTATTTTGTATCTTACCATCACTATCAACTGTCCAACTATATAATCTAGAATCAGGTTCAGCTTCTGGTATTATTTCTTTAATACCAAGTTTAGTTTTTTCTTCATCACTCCATATATGCCAATTACTAGGGTGTCGTACTCCATTTGTATCCACAAATCCTTTACCCGGAGTAATTTCAACATTATGATATTTCCACATTTTATTCTCCTAATTAACGTGCTAAGATAGGTGTAGTTGATTCCCCACCAAAAGGATGTTCAGCAAATGCAGCATATGCATAACGTGCATCACTAGAATTTATATCAGCATCACTAGTTAAACATTTAAATCCATTACTATAGATATCAATCTCCTCACTTCCAGTAGTCTCAGCAGCCGTAGAATTAACTAAAAGCTGGTCATCCACTGGATTTAATCGTGATCTTCTAGTATCATATAGTACCCAATTACCTGATGTACTTACACAACGTATCATTATAAAAGCTGGACGAAAGCCCAGAAATATATATTCACCGTCTGCTGCTCCATTTCCAACATAGTGTGCAAATCGACTATAGCCCTCGATTTCTGCAAATGCATAGTATGCATAGTTACTTCCACTTTCATTACTAATAGCATGGCTTCCTAAAGAGAATACAGTTGAAGTAGGAGCAGTATCATTAAAGTAAATACTTAAATCATAAGGAGCAGCAGTACTTGACATATAAATACCATAATGCCAAGAAGCAGCACCTCCAGCTATAGTAGCACCTTCATGTCCTACGAATGGAGTTTCAGCACCACTTACTTCATTTATTATTACCATCTTTGGAGCTTTACCTAAACCATGTCCAACTGTTGCACCAGCAGTAGAATTTCCATCATATAGTCCTACACTTATACCAGCATTTGCATCTACCAAAGTTCTGGTTGTATTTAAAGAACCAGTAGTATTTGATGTTCCAGAACCAGTTGTTTCTATAAACCAATTCCAACCTATAAATCCTTCTTGATCTGAATTTACTTCAACATCTTCACCAATCTCATGACCTTGTTTAAGAAATCTTTGAAGAGTATTATAGTTAGTAACTTCGGCAGAACCAGTATTAAAATGAATATCTTTATATGGACCTCTTACACGATCAAATATCATATGATTATCAGTAGAATCTCTATTTTTAGTCCATTGAAATCCTGTTTGATAGCTATCCACATCTTTCATATTATCATTGTTACAAGCTTTAAATCCAGTTGGAGGAGTAAATCTAAAGAATCCTTTTGCTCCACTTGTTTCACTTAAATCTGTAGCATCAAAGTATTGCCATTGACCAAAGTTTACAGTTACATCTCTACTTGCATATGAACTTGCATTAAATAAAGTTCCATCAATAGTAGAGAAAGGAAAGTAAGTTCCAGCACCACTGTCATCAGGATCACCACCAAGCTCTGCATTCCAGCTATCATTAACTCCCATGTAAAACCTATCATTATCACAATCTATAGCAACCTGTACTACATCACCTGTACTATAACTCCAGCCTGTTGCTGTCATATTTGTTTCAGCTATATTTTTTAAAACTACCATAAAACCACCACTAGCATTAATTCTAATACCATAGTCGGCAGCACTTACATCAAAGTTAGCTTGTTGAACATTATATTCTGTACTGACAAATGGAATAATTGCTGGATAACCACTTACATTAAATACTTCAAACTCTGCATACCATTTACCAGTTTTAGGATTTTGAAATGTAGAACGAATAGCTTGCTCATGTGTACCAGAAGCAGAAGAAGTAAAATGTAGCATACAGTCTTCTACACTTGTACTGGTTGTACCTATTTGATAAGGATCAAATGTAGCAAAGTTACGAGTTGGTGTATCATGATACTGATTAGAACCATTGGTAGTATCAAAACCTGATTCAGTCCAATCATTAGTATTACCTGATTCGTCATCTCCAAGATCATTCTTGTCAGCAAAATTTAGATAAAAACCATTGTTTCCAAAAGTTAATCCACTTATTTGTTTAGGTTTCCAAATTCCTGAATTTGTATCAGTCTCTCCAAAAGAAGAAGGAGTTAATTGTTGACCATCTATTAAAACAAATTCTGCCATA